GGTTTTGCTATCGACCGATTTTTTCAAATCACTGGTGGTCTCGCGCATTCGCACGCCGATGGATGTGCCAGGCGCATTCTTTGTCCACAGCGAGGTGACTGAGGATTACTGCAAGCAGCTGACCTCGGAGGCGCGCATGGTTGTGGAAGGCCGGCCCAAATGGGTGAAACGGTCGCGGCATAACCATTTTTTAGATTGTGAGGCCATGTGTGCGGCCATCGGTTACACGCTCAACGTTCAACGCATCCCCGAGGGTATTGCGCGCTCAGAGCAGGCAGATCCTTCTTCTGGCACCTCTGACAGTTCCACCCAGGGTGATCAGCCGCCATCATCAGAGTGCACTTACTCCCGAGGCTCGGGTGATGGCGCACTTCGAAAACGCTTCTCGCATGCGGGCAGCAGACTGAACAGGTAACCGCATGTCCATTATCTCGAAGGTCCGCGATCTGATCACGGGTTCACCTCTGCCTGCGCCGACCACTGGTGGCGAGGTAGCCTCTCGGCCGACCGGGCAGTACATGCGCGGCGGTCGGGGGGTAACTTTTGCAGGCTGGAAGCCAGCATTGCGCGAGGCACAAGACGATATTGCTGATGCGTGGGATGATGCTGCTGCGCGCGTGGGCGATCTTTTGCACAACAACGGCTGGTTGGCCGGCGCCGTTGATCAGGCGGTGGCCAACACGGTTGGTACAGGGCTGCGGCTTAAATCTATCCCCGAGAATGAGACTTTTGGCATGACGGGTGTCGAAGCATCTGAGTGGTCTAAAACTGTCGAGCGGCGGTTTGAGCTGTGGGCGCGCAATGCGCAAGAATGCGATATTCAGGGCCTGCGCACCTTTGGGCAGATGCAAAGTGCGGCGTTTCGCGCATGGCTGATCACTGGCGAAATACTCGCCGAGCTGCCGTTTCGGCGCAGGCCGTGGAACCGGTATGGCACCAAGGTGCGTTTGCTGCCACCGCACCGCTTGTCGCGCAAAACCGAAAGCATGAAGCGGCTGATCAACGGGGTCTACACTGACGCTGACGGCATGCCCGTGGGCTACCGGGCGATCCGTAAGGATCTGTTGAAGCATGATGTCGAATATGATGTGCGTGCGCGCGACAGGGCAGGGCGGCCGCGCGTGATTCATATCTTTGATGGGTTGCCGGGCACGCATCGGGGTATCTCTCCGATGACGCCCGCGCTGCAGGTTGCGCGCCAGTTTGATCAGCTGGCTGATGCGACGCTGATGGCTGCGATTGTGCAAACGCTGTTTGCAGCGACGATCACGTCTGATGAGCCAACAGAGGAGGTGCTGGCGGGGCTGCTGACGCCTCAAGAGCAGGCAAGGATGGCGTCCGAGGGTGTGGCCCCCATGGAGGCTTATATCGATATGCTGGCCGGATTTTATGACGGCTCCTCGCTTGATGTTGGTATCAACGGTCGCCTTGCGCATCTGTTTCCGGGCCAAGAGTTGACGTTCCACACCAGCAACCAGCCTTCATCCAATTACAAAGACTTCTCGATGCACCTGTTGCGCGAAATCGCACGTTGCCTTGGGCTGACCTATGAGAGTGCGACGGGTGACAATAGCGGCGCCACCTATTCGTCCTTGCAGGCAGCCACGGCTGAAATCTTCGCCATTACCAAGGCGCGTCGTCAAAACATCATCGCGCCATTTTGCCAGCCGGTTTTTGAGGCGTGGCTGGAAGAGGAAATCGCCAGTGGCGGCATCGCGTTTCCGGGCGGGTATGAGGCGTTTCTGGCCAACCGGACAGCGGCCTGCCGGGCGGAATGGCGCGGGGCACCGCGCACCACCGCTGATGATCTCAAGAAAGCAAAGTCGCATGAGACATGGAAGCGGCTTGGCGTGATGTCAGACGCCATGATCTGCAATGATCTCGGCGTTGATGTTGATGATGTTTACCAACAGCTGGCCGCCGAACGGCTCTTGCGGGCCGAATACAACCTGTCTGAGCCGATGATGATGGGGGCTGCAGGCGGTGGCCCGCAAGCAATTGCAGCCAATTCAGATGCTGACGATAGCGATGAGGACAGCGATGAGGCTGACGACGAAGAGGATGCTCCATGACAACTTTGACACTTGACGAAAATGACCCCTGCGCGGCCGCAAAAGCCCTGCGCGAGGTCTACTACCGGCTGATCGCGGGTCAGGCCGCAGCGACAGTGTCGTTCACGGCGGGCCCAACAGGAGTTTCCCGCTCGGCCACGTTCCACGCGGCCAGCCCGGACCGTCTGATGCTGGTCATTCGTGGCTTTGAGGAAAAATGCGCCGCATCGCAGGGCAGATCGCCACGCCGCCGCGCTATTTCGACAGGAGGTGTCCGTTGAGCGATCCACCCAAAATCATGCAGGCCCCTGAGGGGCCCTCGCTGACGCATATTGCGTCGCGGGTTTTGAACCGCCCACTTTTGCTACACCCAACCAAGGCTGAGATCATCCTGCAGGTCTTGCAGGGGCGGTTACCGATGGACGGGGCCAAGATCGAGGGCCTGCGCCCGGATGCAAACCAGTTTCTGGGCAACAGATACGGCGAAGATGGGCGTGCGCGTAAATACGCGGTCGCGGGCGGCGTGGCTATGATCCCGATCGTCGGCAGCCTCGTGAACCGCGGGGCGTGGATCGGGGCCAATTCTGGGATGGTGTCCTACGAGGGCATTGCAGCACAGCTGCGCGACGCGGCCGATGATCCAGATGTTTATGCTGTCCTGCTGGATATCGACAGCCCCGGCGGTGAGGCGACAGGTATGTTCACCGTCGCTGAGCAGGTCCGCAGGCTGGGGGCGTCAAAGCCGGTCACGGCTTTTGTGAACGATATGGCGGCTTCGGCGGCTTACGGCATCGCGAGTGCTGCCAATGAGATCGTGGTCTCGACGACCTCGATTGTGGGCTCAATCGGTGTGGTGCTGACCCATCTCGATCGCTCAGGCGAGCTGGAGCAAAAGGGCGTCCGCGCGACGCTCATTTACGCAGGCAAGCACAAGGTCGACGGTAATCCGTTCGGCCCGCTGTCGGACACCGTGCAGGCGGATCTGCAAACGGAAGTGATGAAGTTTTACGACCAGTTTGTGGGGCTTGTTGCGCGGGGTCGCACAGGCATCACCGAGCAAGCTATCCGTGCGACGCAGGCGCGCACTTTCATCGGGCAAGACGGCATCGATCAGGGGCTCGCAGACCGCGTAGCCTCTCTTGACGACGTTCTGTCCAACCTCTCCACCGTGGCCCTCGGGGCTGTCAAAACAAGGAAGGGATTTGCCATGAGCAATCCAACCCAAGCTGCCGCGCAGCCTGAAACTGCGGGCATCACAGAGGCGCAGCTGAACGCTGCCGTCGATCAGGCGCGCGCGCAAGGCGTGTCGGCTGGTAAGACCGAAGCAACCGCCCGGATCAAAAGCATCCTGACCTGCGCGGCGGCCGCCGGTCGTGAATCGCAGGCCATGGGCTTTGCCTTTGAGACAAGCATGAGCGCTGAGGAAGCGATCAAGGTTCTGGGCATGGCCCCAAAAGCATCGTCTGTCGCGTCCATTGAAGATCGCGCTGCGCGTGAAAACGAGTTTGGTGGCGATGCCTCCGGCGCCCGCGCTGACCCTTCGGAAAAGGTCAAGGGTGGCTGGTCGGCCGCCGTGGCGCAAGCAAACAATCGGTTCGTTTGAGCCACAACCAGATCTGAGGAAAACACCAAATGACAGTTTTGATTGAAGGCCGGCACCCCGGCGAGTTCCTGATGACTGAGGCCAATGGCCAGCGTTCGCGGGAAAACATCACCATCGGCGGCGGTGCTGGGATCATCGCGCCGGGTACTCTGCTCGGCAAGGTTGCTGCATCCGGCAAGTTTGTAGCCTCAGCAGTTGGCGCGACAGATGGCTCGCAGACAGCTATTGCTGTGGCGCTCTATGGATGTGACGCCACCTCTGCTGATGCGGGGATTGCTGCAATCGTGCGCGACGCTGAGGTGAATGGTCACGTGTTGACCTATCATGCCGATCGCGATCAGGCCGGCGAAAAGGCCTCTGCACAGGCCGATCTCGCAGGCGTCGGTATCATCGTGCGGTGATCAAACGGTCGCGCGTGACAGGATGTCTTCCGCCCATTGGTTCAGGCTCTTGCCCTGAAGCTCTGCCGCACGCACAGCCTTTCGGTGTATGTCAGGGCTGACGCGGAACATCATTTTGCCTGAGTAGGCTTTTTGTGGCTCTTTGCCGGTCTTCGCGCATGTGTCGAGATAATCGTCCACGGCTTCGTGAAATGCAGCGCGCAGGGCGTCCACAGTATCGGCATGAAAACCAATGCGGTCTGTGATCCCGGCGATATGCCCCACAAAGATGCTATCATCATCATCGTACTCGATGCGGGCCGCATAGCCTTTGTAAGTCATGCTGTTTGTCATGGTGTAACCTTGATGCGTTCCAAAAAGTCACGGGCGTCGCGAACTTGATACCGTTTTGCTTCCTTGCCTGGATGCGATCGGTGAAAAGTGACGATTTCGCCATCTTTTTCAAATCTTACGCGCGATCCACGCCCTTCGATCCGCTGCACGTCTGCAGCAAGTAGCAACCCCTCAATCGCCATCCACTCGATGGTGCCGGAAACCGGGTCGGTGTAAACAACGGCCAAGGTTTTGCGGTGCTTACTATTCATGCCAGACAGAAATACAGATGCAAGCACAAAATGCAAGCACTCTTGTTTCTGGTGTGGTCACATGACGCCAAACACTGAGAAGGACCTCCCATGTCGATACTGAACA